CTGTTCGCGATAGACTTTTTTGGCCCGCATAAAAAAAATAAGTTGTTCATCTGTGAAGAGTGTTCCTGACTCATTAGCCAGGAACTCGTCGACCTCCTCAGGCGGTATTATGATCATCGCTTCGCATCCTCATTCTTCCCAAGGAGGGAGATAGTCAATATTCCCATATTTAAGTGCATCTATATATCCATTTTTATTTAAATATGAAAGATAAGAATTGTCTTCCTCCGGCCATTCGATGGTTGTTTTTCTTCCACAATATGGGCAGTACCGCATTTGTCCGGGCCGATATATTCCCACATATGTAATACTCAGGGGTGTTGGTTCACGGTTTACAACTCCGTGCCGATCACACTTAGTGATTATATCGCTCATCGCATCTCCTCCTCTTCAGCCGAGTAGCCTCATAAAATCTGTCTGTCATTTAATCCATCCTCATCCCGATTTTTTCATTTTAATATATTCTTCTAATATTTTATCTTGGTCTAAACTTGTCTGCATTATTTTCTAGCCTGATGAAAATTAACTGCATTAGGCGGGAGTTTCTTCTTAAACGTATTCCATTGGGGTTGTGGACTACAAGTAAACTCTGACTGCGGCCCTTGTAGCCAGGTTCCCACACAGCAGTTTCCATAGTAGCGCCCATTCGGAGCAAGGATGATCTTGGGCGGGCTATCGCCATAACATCAGGCGGAACTTCTATAACCTCGTTAAAGGTCACTAGGTAGGCTCCTGGGTCGAGCCAGAGCCACCCGGCCCGCACTAGAGTTCGGTCGGGAAACACTAACTGACGAATGTCGGGGAGTTTCCTATCGTCATTGGAGAATGCGAGTTGGCCCGCTGACAAAAACTCATGGATGGTTTTTAGCGTAAGCTCCACCCCGCACATCTGAATTTGTTTATCTTCACCAACCATCTTTGATACCATGCTGCCCAAATTTTTAGTTATTACTGCCATATATCCCGCTCCAAATACCCATTGTTGATCAGCCATTGGATAGGCTCTTCCCATGCCTGTTCCTCGTTTTTGGTATAGAATGTTAATACGTGGTCGCCTATTTCCAACCTAGTATAAATATATCGTTTATTTTGTTTTGAGTAAAACGCTATATTTTTCGATATATCTTTTTTGGCGTGCCCAAATTCTCGTAGCTCATTCACATATCTGGACTTCATTATGTATCCTCTCCGCCAGCATCCCATAAATCAGGGCGGTATAGCAGATAATATCTCCACACTTTTCTTTTATAAACTCTTCGGTCAGGTTTTCATCGCGGCCATTCTGAAGATCATTTATCATCTTTTTTAGTGACATATCGTGTTTTAGGCGATATCGCCGGGCGATCTCCTCGGGAATTACGCCTTCGACTTTGGCCGCTTCTCGAAACGCCTCGAATGCATCCCCATGCCCCGCATATTCAACATCTTTTCGCACCAAAGTATCGAAACAATCTGCAAATAATATCGCAACTTGTTTTTCAAATTCTGTGTACGTTATGGGTTCTGCTATGGCATTGCCCAAATTTGATAGTTTTTCATATTCTTCTCCATAGTCGATATCATCTTTGGAATTTACATCTTCTGTTGAGCTAGTAACAAAGTGTAACATTAAATCATCCTCACCAACCAATGTTGTATTGGTCCATCTATATAAGTTATTTCATCTAGAAGTACAGTCCCAACCAAATCTCCATTTGGATATCTACACGTTATTACGATGTCTGCTTCATTTATGAAAAGTTCACCTTCGTTCATTATCATTTCCATGTGTACAGTCGGAATTGAACCCACCTGTTGACTTATACTTACTGATGAAATATTTTTAATTTCTTCTCCATTGTGATAAATTTTGGAGTTAGCTGAGTTACCACGTAATATGATATTGAACATGATTTATTCCTCGTATATGTGGGCGGAAACTGCGAATACGGTTAACTCACCCATTGGAAATCCAACTTGCACTGTCACATACTCCATTAACTTACTCAATCCGTACAGGTTTTGTGGGGCGGCCCGCTTTACATCCCAAGATCGAAATACAGTAGTTAGATGGAGCTTTCCATCGCGAATGAGAAAGTTCACTAGCTGTAGGCATGGTATACTATCTTCATACATATCCAAATCTGGGTCATATGTAATAGCAAATGCTCGTCTAGAAGTAGGTTCTGCGTTCAATTTCTTAATTATATATGCAATTTGACTACTCTCCCAGCTACAATATGGATAGTTAAACAATCTTTCTCCGTATGTGTACCTGAACCCATCGGGCATAGATGTGTTTGGTGATAGTATTTCTCTTGTTACATATTCATCGAGGGCGGGGAGTTTCCAGCCGGTGTTAGGGATGGGCCAGTTTTGGGGATTACATGGATCGGTTATTGTAATCTGGATATTTCGCATTTCTTTTGTGGCATACCCATTTTCATCAATAACCCTATCACCAGACTGTGATATCATCCCGATCATGTATCGATAAGCTAACTCAGGCGTTTTAAAGCGTGTATTCATCACTATTCCACCATATATACGAAGCAATCTTCAGCCTGCCGCATTGGGTGTTTGCATACTAAGTCAACGCCCCCAACCTCGCCTAACAATTCACCCTTTTTTGGCAAATCCTTTGCGCATAAAAATCCTGACCACTTATAGTTGGGCGAATCTCGCATTTTCAGGTATTTGCAGCCGTAACACGTTTCAGTCATGTTTTTCACCAATACTCTATTATGTGCACATATCATAAAAAGGTGGTGGTCAGAGATCGAATAATGTTTTCTGTTTAGAATTTGATTCTTCTTTGATCCAGTTGTAGTGTATGGCCTCAAATATGCGATTTATGGGCGGTATTAATTGTTTTTCCAGGTAATATTTCTTGTTGATACCCAGGCCTTTATCGTGGGCATACGATTCAAGTTCGGTTAGATCTGAGATCTTTTTGGATCGGCCCTCAATTACGTAGTATGCAATTCGGTCGCCTATTGATGGGGCGGGTTCTCCGCGATTTATGGCGCGTTTAATGGCTTCTATGTGGGGCATCATTGCTTTGTAGCCATCTATTGGGCGGGAGAACTTCTTGGTCAACAGGAGTTTTTTAACTAGCTCTGGATCATCGTTGATGGAGGCAAGATTTTTGATTCGCGCGACTTGGGTGTTGGCGTATGATGCTGCTTGTTTTTTGTCGCCCGTTGATAACAGGATGTTTATTACTTGCTCCAAGGTTTCAACTGTGTAGGCGGTGAAATCGCGACGGCGAGTTTCAATCCCCCGCATTTTGAGTTTGAATTTACCATCTGGCCCAACCAACCTCATAGCATATCGCTTTTTCTTTAGGAATACCCCTCGGTCCGAATATGCCTCGAAATCTAAATTCATAGGCGGTGGCAATATAGTAGCCATCTCATCATGTATTTCTGTTGCGATCTCGGACGCAATATTATAATCACAATTTAATTTATTTATTTTTATAAATACACTGTCCGTGTCTCCTGCTATCACTTTCAAGTCATATTTCTTATTGTTTTCTATTACTGTTTTGGTTTTTAGTAAAGTATCTCGCCCCACAGCAGTCACACTTTGCGCCACATCAACATCATATAGTCGAGATCGTTGATATCCAAAGAACCCATAAATGGAATTGAGAAGTATCTTATACGAGTACTGCATGTTATCATAGCGATCTTTATCAGCTTGGTTAGTAGATTCTTTCATAAGTTTTTTATATTTAATCCTCTCGTTAAATAAAGTTTCCAATATTTTAGGAACTATACCAGGTTCAATATTTGCAAATTTTATACCGTTCACCGTTTCAATATATTCATCACATTGTTCATCTTTTATGATCATTGTTGGACAAATATTGTATGCTCGCATGATAGATGGGTACAGCGATGTAAAATCCATGACTATTATTTGTTCATGAAGGCCTGTTTCAGGATCTATTACAGTTGCCCCGGTGTACCCAACCTCACCATCATCTTCATCCTCATCTTCAATTTTGGGCCGCATATTCATAACACGCCCATGTTTTCTAAACTCGCGAATGATTAAGTTGTCAATAAGTTTAGTCTGGCCCAAATTAACTACATCTTGAAGTAGCGTCCCACTCACAGTAGATATTGCAATATATTTATCAACCAGTTTTAAGTCCAATAATAACCTCATTACAAGTTCAGCATCGCGATCAGAATAAGCAATAACCCGATCCCAATCAGATCCATAGTTATCATTATTATCATTATCAATAGATTCTCGTCCATGTAGATACGCCTCTCTCATTTCCTTGGGGCTAACATCAAGCTTCTCATAATTGACCAAGGATGCAGCCGTAGCGAGGTTATAACGGTTCAAACTGTAGTTGGCCCGGATGATGGGCAATAGATCAACTACTACTCGGCCCGTAATCGTGACATCCACCCCACCATCAAATCTGTTTCTTATGTACCATTCGCGATTGTCGCGCGTGCATTTTGGAGAGATGCCCAGCACTTTGCACCGGCCCTGAAGATAGGGAAAATCGAACTGATTAGTGTTGTAGCCTGCTATGATGTCGGGATTGTACACATTGAATAATGATAGAAATGTGGTTATTAGATGGTGCTCATCTTTGCAAAGTATTACGGGGCACCCCTGGTAGTTGGTGGGTTTGGTAGATAGAACCACCCTATCATTACCCTCAAATTGGGGCGAGAAGGCCATTGAGATGAGGATTACGGGATCTTTGTCTGAAGTAGGCATAGTACCCTCGGGCGGGACCAAACACTCTATATCGAAGCTACAGTAGCTTATAGGGGCATCCTCCCCGCAATCTATATCGGCAAACCCTCCCAGCCCATTATCTATAAGCCATCTGTTTTTGTAAGGTATGTCCGCCTCATATATCTTGAAGATGTTGGGAATGCGGCTTACTTCTTCGTGAAGTTGGCGAATATCCCTGGGAGATATGGTGAATATTTGGTACATTGTGGTGGGTTTTGACTGGTATCCAATGGGCCGGAATTTTTCGACCTTCACAAAATCATGAATACCTCTGGAATGAAGTAATCGGGCCGCCACATCGTTGTTAATGTTGTTGTTGAACTCAGCATAGAAATATGGCCGGTGACCCGATCTTGTTATATGTTTGCCACCCACTCCGTAGAGATGAATTATCGGCTCGCCTTCCAAGTTATGAGTGTAGGTGCAGTCTAGGATTTTCATATTACCCTCTATACTGGAAAATTGGGCCAAATTCCATATTTAATTAATATTTTTTCGATTTCTTCAGGTGATTTACCATCATCTATGAGAAGTTGGATCGCCAAATTTACTTGTTTTTCGATTTCGCCGAGCATTTTGTAATCAGTTGATTGCTTTAATATTTTAATAGCATTTTCCATATCTTCAACTGGATCTGAATCCCATGCATCATCTTGATTCATTTTTCGTTTTGTCATGCTTCATAATAAGCGAGCTAAGTATTAAAACATGTTGGTTGACCGCCATATTTAAATGTTGGCAAGTCGTAGTATAGCTTATGTTAGATGTTGAGAACACCCGGAAGATCTATGTTGATCTTTATGAGACAGCGGATATTATGATGCTGAATGGTGTAATGCCCCCGGAGCGCATAATGGGCGCATTGGACTATTTAGCGTTGGTATTGGGAGATGACTGCCCACTCGGATATGAGTGGAGAGATCAAGATCGAGAGGTATAAACAATGGATGCGATTAAGGTGTTTATGATTGCCGCTATATTGAGCACAAATTTTGTGTGTGGCGGTGGGTATGGGTTGGAGTACTTTACGGTGGAGCAGATTATGGAAGATAACTTGGCGATTAATGCACCCGGTATATATTATCCAGATGTTGATATCGGGCCGGATGGAGTATTTGTAGATTATGAATGTCGATCAATTGATGTCCTTGATATGGCCGATGATATTGGAGTTGTGATTGGGGCATATTACTCGGTTGTTGAGGATAACCCAAAGGTGGGTGATCTCTTTACAACCATTCGATGTTACGGGCGCGAGATAGGGACATTTTATTGTGATAAAGATTGGGCATTAAAGTATGATTTAGATGATGAGTATGAGGCTAGCCAGTTGATTTATAAGGTGCTGGGCACGTTGAAGGCGTCGCCGTATGTTGGGTGAAGCTATTCATATCATTTCTACTATTTTTTTAATTTTGTGTTGTTGTATGGGGGCAATTTGGGCCGGATTTTTGTTAGAAACTGTTTTGGTTAGGGTTTTTAAAAAATAGAGGAGGGAAGTGGCTGGGCCATGAAGGGATTTCTAACCCAACCACAATGTCTAATTGGGCGGAATACTATTTATAGGTTGCGCCCGGTATTCGAGTTCGATTTCGCGGTATTTACTTATTAGTTCGTCAACTGAGGTCGCGATTCCATTTCTTATTTGACGGCCATTTTCCAAGAGTTGCCAAGAATACGGTACGCCCTTCCTAATAACGAACTCAATGGAGGGGTCGTTATTTGATGGGTATAGGCGGGCGATTCTGCGTCGGTTTAGCGACTTTTTTATGCTCATGTATAGAATGTCTGGTGGCATTTTAATCTCCTCAAATATATTTATTTTTTCTCATCATAGATGTTGGATATAGGTCGTTGCATTTGGAGCAGCGCACTTCTCCTCGCACTTTTCCATATATTCCGAGGCAATCTTTGAATATACAAGGCCGCCCAATTCCCTCCAACCCCATATTGGTATCAAACATCTTGTTAAAGAGGGATTTTGTTACTTTGTAGAGGTTGCCATCGGGAAATATTATGGCCCAGTCACCTAGCTGACATAGAGATGAACCACTGGGCGATTCGATTATGTATTGGTGGGCAGGATTCCTAAGTTCTATACCCGTAAATACCAATTTGGGGCGCAAGAGCAATCTGTGAAGATTCACCGCGCCAAAATCCTTCATATCATCGGGCGATGATATTATAAAAACATTTTTAGACATTACTAAAAACCTCTTCAGCTTCCAGTTCCATTATTCTAGTTCTTAGGACGTCCATAACAGATTCATCCACAAATGGCATGATCAAATCTCCGTATAACATTACCTAGGTTTCCAGACTTTATATAGATTTCGGGCCGCCAAGTTTTAAACAGTATTTAAACGAGCATTATGCTTATATATAATATCTGTATAGTATATTGTATGAGAAACTCTACAGCAACTAAGAGATGTGGAACATGTTTGTATTATATGTATCCACCAGAAGATTATAAAGGTAGGGCCGATATTGGTTTTTGTAAATCATATAAAGAACCTACAAATGAAAATGATTGTTGTTGCAAAGGATATGAACCGGATGATACAGATGAATGCGAATGAAGAATTGATAAATGGAAAGTCTGCGCCAGATTGGTTATTAGAGCCAAGGCCAGATTCATTTTTTAAATTAGCAGGTACGCATAGTTTAGAAGAATGCAAATCATTATTTATGGATATACCAGATTATTATAAATTAACAGCATATACTATTATTCAATTGACCGCTAAAACTAATAAAGATGTAAATATGAATAACTGTAGAGTATTTAGGCAATTATTGTATTCAGTATATATTGATCTTAAAGCTAAAAAAGAAAAAGATATACACTTGCCATACTATTGGTTCTCGGATGGTGTTATGATTGAGCCAGAGTGGATTGTACGAATTACTAATGGGATTATTGGATGGAGATGTGATGATAGTCGCAAAGAATGTAATATGAGTGATGAATGCATTTTTTGGGATGGTAAAATATGAGCGCATTAAATAATTTTATAATTTTAATGGGATGTGGATATTGCATGTTAGATGGAGATATAGAAGAGGTATTTTCTAATGAATAGACAATTATTAGTAGGATCGGATCGAAAACATGGTCGATATTATTATTGGTCAGATAATCCAAGAAAAAAGATGTATTCAGTAAGTACGATATGCCACTGGAATGATGAACCTATTAAGGCGGGGGATGCTGCCAAGATTGGGACATTGGGGCATTATGTGGTGCTTAATGGGATCGCGAAGAAGTATCTGGGAATGAACTTAGATATTCCGGGCGAGAATCCTTATTGGACCGAGCCGGAGGAGGTCAGTCAAAAACTCGATGATATTGTCGCGATGTGGCAACAGTTGGAGCTTGAGAAGGTGGTAGTGGGGTGGGAGGCTATTGAGGCAGCAGTTTGGTGGGAGGGTGAATTGGATGGGGTTGTGTGCGCTTATGCGGGGCGGCTTGATGGGGTAGCTAACTTTTGTGATGGGAAGAGGCGGCTGGTCGATATTAAAACGGGGGATGAGTATGATAGCTATGCTCTTCAGATGGCCGCTTATGTGCAGGCATATGAGTTTGTAACTGGGCTGAGTATTGATGAGGTATGGATTTTGTATCTGGATGTTGGGGGGTATTGGAATAATGATACTAAGGTGTATACCCCGCGAAACGTTGATAGAAATCCGAGGGTGGTTGTGATGGATCGTCCATTGATCGAGGAAAAAAGGAAAGAGTTTAATGGGATATTGAAGAATATATATGAGGAGATGATTTAGATGGCTATTTATAATGGAGACTGGAAAATTTAATTTTTTGGCTGAGAATGTAGATGTAACTGGATTATATTGGAATGGAAAAAAGAGTGTTATATTGGATGGGGAAGCAATTATTTCCCCATAAAAAATATTTTTTACCAATCATCGTTATTAAATTCTATTTTACAATATAAAATTCCACAATGAAAGCATACCGCAGCTACTTCTTCTATGGTAGTGCATTCCTTAATCATTAATGACATTATTTCTACTATATCATGTGGTTTTGGTTCTTGGCCGTAATTCATCACCTTGTTTACCACATCTAACATCCATTCATCACTTATACCAAACATCGTACCGTTTTTCATTACTTCTAATTCCATATTAATCACCTAGTTGTTATTGCGCGGGCTTGATTCCAGGCTCTAATTATACATATTATTGTTGTTAGATTTTCGCCGGTGCTGTGTTCATTTTCTATTAGATCAGCGGCCATTCTGATAATTTGGGCGAGTTCTGCCCGGCCACCTGCTTCTTGATCGCAGTAAAACTCTTGGATGCTGATCGAGAGGCCACTGGCGAGCATGGCTATGGCTTCTGTGAAGTTGAAGTCATCGTCTTCTGGAGGTATACAGTTCATGCAATATACTAGGTTTGCTTGATATAAAAAAGTGGTGGTTAGAAGTCATCTTTTTTTATTTGATCGTCGTAGCAGTATGGGACGTCGATTACTTTTCGCATGGTGCCGTGGGTGTCGATTTGGTATTGGATGATTTCGCCCCGGACCTGGGGAATTTTGCCCATATCCGCGAGGAAGTGGGTGGTTGATTGGAAACATCCAAGACTAAAGCAATGCGTTCCTAGCCAGTAATCAGATGAAAATCGATGGCAATGGCCTAAGAATAAAAGGTCTATATCTTTGGTATAGTTCATGTAGTCGATGAGTTTGTTTCTGGAACGGGATACTAGATTTTTGCTGCAACCACCGCGACCATGACAAAGGATTGCTTTTATTCCGCCGTCTAGGGTGACAGGATCTATGATTTTGGCAGGGTCATCGTCATATTGAACTGAGGCGAAATCGCGGGCCAAGTTTGCGCAAAGGTTAAATCCGTGGGCGCGCCGATTAAGCGATTCATCATGATTGCCCTGGATGAGATAAATATTTTCTAGCTGGTCGGCAAATTCAGAAAATATATTATAAATGTAGTTGTATATTTCGTCTATTGAATGGAGGAATCGGAGTTGTTCATGGCCTTGGCGGGGCATTAGACCTTCGCAAATGTCGCCGGGTATAACCATTGTGCGGATGTCCTGGGCGAGAACCTCCTGGATGTAGCTGAGGAAGGGTGTGAGAGCCTGCTGTTTGGAGCCAAAGTGCATGTCGCTACATGCGGCTACCTTGTAGATTTCAGGCTCTATATCGTTCTTAGGGAGGTTCTTGGGAGATGGTAGGCCAGAATCATACCATATCCGAGCAAACGTTTTACGATTCATCCCCAGGTGAATAGCGCACTTATCAAAAGTCTTGAGCTGTTTGTACAGCCTGAGTAGAGTTTCAGCAGTATACAATTTTACATCTCCGATTCTTCTATATGGATCAATTGTATAAAAAGGTTTGCCCGAAAAATAGTTATAATATGAAGATAATTATTTTATATTTTCCCATATTTTATAATAGAAAAATAGATCGCTTAAATATTCCATTTTCCATTTTGTAATATGTGAGTCTATGGCAAACTTGCAAAGCATATTTTCATGTTCTAGATTTTTCCAACTTGTTTCTGGAATTTGCTTACTTAGTGAATGCCGGACTTTAAAATCGTATTCATCCGAAGTATAACATCCTCCCCATATATAATATTCTTCATTTTTTTCATATTGTATAATATAATCTTTTAACTTATCCAAGAGTTCCATAATAGAGATGTGAGTATCCATAATATATAAACTTTTGGCCTTATTACAAATAAAAACTTTTCTAGATATGAGCAATGTTTGAAAATAAAATATTAATATATTTCAAAGATACACAGAAAAGAAAAAAGTTTTAGTTGGGTGATAATGATGATAGCACATCTCGCATGATAGTATATTCGGGGCAAATTATACCAAGTGCCATAGTAGTCAGAATTGCTAACATCAGTAAAGTAAATACTCCAACAAAAAATCCAATAAATGCTGCATCTTTTATATTGTCGTATTCATCGGAATCATATAGTTTTTTAGTGACTGCGATGAAAACTACTATGGATATCAATACAGATAGTGTACTCTGCATGTAGATCTATCAGAGAAGCCCGCAGCCGCTCGATTTCCTGTTTTCTCAACAGATTGCTATTCTGAGCTTTCAGATACGCTGTTTCCAGCTCCTTGATCTTGGCGACTTGCTGTTCTATGACTCGCTTGGATTGTGTGAGGTCGGTTTGTGCCCTAAGATGCTCGTCATACCAATGGGTGGCAGACTTGCTTTTGTGCTCGACAATTTTTTCCGATTCAGCTAGAGCCGCCCGCAGCCGCTCGATTTCGGCTAAAGCGTCTGGTAATATCTCCTCTACACAAAATATTTTTGCCTGTTCGCGGCGGCTATTCCTGGATATGTCCGGCAGCTTCTTCATCTCCTCCCGGCAGTCGCCCTGTATGATGGTGTCTACATTTGGCGTGGTTATTTTCATGAATTCACATCCAGTTATCTAATCTATTTGGTACGGCGGCGATGCGCTTTTGCGCCATGCCTATATATGCCTCATTCAGCTCTATGCCGATGAAGCGCCGTCCTAGCTTCTTCGCCACCAGGCCGGTGGTACCAGCTCCGAAAAATGGATCAAGGCAGATACCACCTTCGGGGCATCCCGCCAGGATGCAAGGCTCTACCAGAGCTTCGGGAAATGTGGCGAAGTGTGCCCCTTTGTAAGGACGGGTGGGAATGGTCCAGACGGTGCGCTTATTGCGTTTTGTAGGCCAATCACCGCTTTTATATCGCTGCTTTAGATCTCTTAATCCACTGTTACCGCCATTTTGTGGCCCATATGTTTCTCTGGTATCCCGCATGTTTTTTCCGGGCATTTTGGTGTTTATGGCATCTTCTGAAATCGCCTCAGCATCATAATAATATTTCTTCCCCTTACTCAGCAAAAACATATACTCATGGCTCTTTGTGGGCCGATCCTTGCAGCTTTCCGGCATGCAGTTGGGCTTATGCCAGATTATGTCGGATCGTAGCCACCACCCATCGGCCCGGAGAGCAAATGCGACCGTCCAGGGAATCCCGATCAGGTCTTTGGGCTTGCATCCAGCTACCTTCTGATTGGGCGGAACTTCTCTCCTCTGATCCCAGCCACCCCTCGAGAAATACTCAGTTTTCTTTCCTCTCTGATAGCTCGATGTATGGTCCAGCTCCGGTCTGTGGCCGGAGTTGCCCCAAGAGCCTGCATAGGAATCTCCCAAATTCAGCCAAAGCGTCCCTTCCTTCTTCAGCACCCGCCGGACTTCCCGGAAGACCTCCACCAGCTTGCTCACGTAAGCCTCCGGGCTCTCCTCCAGGCCGATCTCCAACGCCTTGTCTGGATGTCCTTCCGGCAAATACGACCGCAAACCGTAATACGGCGGAGAGCAAACACAACAGTCTACTAAGTCGCTTGGAAGCGTTTTTAAAATGTCTGTCGTGTTTCCACAAAAAATTTTATCTATGCATTCAGTTCTTTGCTTCTGCATGAAAGCGTCTCCATTTGTCTCTTATCCCATCCCCTCTCTGCGAAATCCTGGAATCTTTCATAGGTATGCTGGATACCCAATTTCAGGATCTCCTCTGGCACCAATTCCATATCTAGGCACAACATATTAAGCTGGGTTAATGCATCTCCAAGCTCCAACTTGGCGTTTGCCATGTGCGCTTTTGCCTCGCCTGGAAATATCCTACATTGAAGCAACTCATAAGCTACCTGAGCGATCTCTTTGTTCAGGATTACTATGCGATCTATTGGAGATTTTTTGTCTTTTTCGAGCATGTGCAGAGTTCTGACGGTTCTCTCAAGCATGTGTGATTACCCCAATTGCTGATATCATATCGCTCTTATAAATATGCAGAGAGTCATTTCTGTCAACGATTCTGGCAATTTCGCAATGATTGGGATCAATTATATCCCGATATAATGTATTTATAATACCGACGAGATTTATTTGCCAGGCTCCAAAGAGGTCTCTTGACCTCCAGCTGAGGTTAACTGATACGCGGTCATCCTTTTCATAGCGAATTCCCACTCTCTGTAAGCAAGGTGTTGCTGTTTTAGTCTGATCTATCCTGGGTATCCATGTGATCATCTGATTCCGGTTTGACTGAATTCCTGACTCAATTTGCTCTCGGAGGCCCTGTCTCATATAGAGTATTTGATCATCTCTATCGAATCTATCGTAATAAATATAATCAAATCCTTCGGAGCCCTGGCTTCGGTATTTTTCAAGATACTCGGGTGTGAATTCCTCCAAATACTGGTCTACCAGTTGAAACGGGAACTTGGGATGCAGATGCTCTCCCAGTATCTGTTCAACTGCATGATTACCCAATACGATGGTCTGCATGGTATCCATTGCCTGTTTCGCGCCATCTTTACCCCCGAATGTGATTGGTTTGCCTCTTAGTATCACATTTGAGAGGGCCTGTTCCCAGGCTGCATTGAAATCGTCCGATGCAAATTGTATAACTGGCGGCAATACGGGCGAATATATGAAATCACCATGTGTTGCAGATAAAGACCTGGTACATCTTTTCATGCACCATGCATCAACTGGACGCATGATACTGTTCCTAAGTCGTGTCAGCATTTTTATCATCCCTTATACTCTTCTCTATATTATCTACTATATATGGGTTTTCGTTAATACTAAAAAAAAATATGTATTTATGAAATTCCCCAGATACCATCTACCTGAAACATCTTATGCGCGGACTTACCAAATCGCCTGCCGTTTATCTTGAGATTTTCCAGAGGCCCCAAGTTGCCGCTGTCTAGGCAGACCTGCGCTTCCTGTAAGAACTCGGAGACAGAGCCATACTGTTCCAATATAGCTTCTGCTCTTTCCCACCCGATTCCTGGTAGATTGCAGAGTACGTTTATAGCATGCATGTTTTTACGAGGCTTGCTACACAAGGTTATAGGCGGGTCACTGATGACATCGTGGATCATATAGTTAATCAGCAACCGAAACGAATCGATTGGGTTTCGCGACAGAAAAACCGGCAACACTCCTAGAGATTTGATATCGCCGAGAACAGCATATACCATGTTCTCATCTAGTGTCATTCGTTCTTCTGGTTTTTCTATTATGTTTCCCTCGTCAGTCTTGTAGTATGGAGGAATAGACTCGATCAGCTCCGACAGACTACCAAGTATGCTTAGATATCCGTAGTCACATTTTAGGGCTATATCCATGCATTGCCGACCTAGCCGACCCCTTGGTGGAAGGCTGCCCCAAAAATCGTCGAGTTCCTTAATCTCTGCTCCAACCTGTTTACCGGATTCTTCATCTACCAGCATAAGATCGAAGTCTAGGTTTGCTGGTTCTGGCTTATTTATTCTTTTCTTATAATAAGTCCAGGCTTCGTCCAAAAAGTCAGGCCGCTTACCTTGCTTTTCGTTGTTATCAAAAAAAATAGAGTACATCGACTATCCTATTATTTTAGGTTTTCTATTATCTCATTACATTGCTTGCATATATTTCCTGCAACCTCCTCTATGGGACAGTAAACATCTGAATAGCTGTCTTTGCTGATCACGCCCATTAATTTAAGAGTGTCAAGACATTCTGTTACAATATCCATTGGTAGCATTACGTTATGCGCAATTTCATCAGCAGTCTTGCAGGACGTCAATGCCCCGTAAACTATTCGCAAATCTTCTAGGGTCGCCATCGTATCACAATTTTAAAATAGGTTTCCGACTTGAAATACGTTTTGGTTGAACCGAAAAAGAAAATTAGAGGCTATTTATAAGAGCCTCCCATGATATCTTATTTCCGAACTCTTGCGGCACTACGAATTTCGTAAACAGCGTCTTGGTTTCGCCTGGGGCTATTGTACTGGATTTTCGCGGGTCGCCAGTATACTGATATGTTTTCCTAGTATTGTTATCAGTAAGCACGACACCCATCCAGCCTTTCCAGGGTTTGTCTCCAACATTTTTCACGGTATATCCGAACCATGTTTCAGATCCATCCTTTTTCACCACATTGCAGACCGGGGATATGAGACTGAGTACTGCGGATGGTTTAGATACAGTTGAAGTGCATGCAGCAGGATATGAATTTGCAACGCCTCCTACATATTTTACGTCAACCTTTGAATCTATCGACTCGGCAGTTGGATTATAGCCTACTGTCTTCCCGGCCTGTATCATTTTGTCGTTTATGCTAGTAGTACTATTGGCTGGATAATATATATCTGCTATCAATCTGCCGTATGTATCTTTGCCTTTCACTGCCAGTTTGACCGTAGTCCCGGGCGGAATCTGCTCATAAAGCCATGATTTGGCAGCTCGTCCTGCCGGGAAACTCATTTCAGACGACGACACTCCCTGCAATCTCACACTAACCGGTGTTATGTCACAGAGCTGGCCGGGAGCGCATTGCTGGATTACTTGAATAGTATCTCCATCGATGATCTCCATCACGGAAGCCATCGTATCGTAACCAGTTATCTCAGTAACCTGCCCGAGATTTTCTATATATTTATTCAAGGAATCGTTTATAACTTCTCCATTCTTGTTCACGATATAATTATTTCCCATCGGTGTCAGGGTTATTTCTGAACCAATTGGCAAATGGAGCATCAACCATTCTTTGGCTTCTGCGTCTCTGCTGCGTGGAAACACCCCATAAAGTATGACTGTTTTCGGAGTTAAATCGCAGACCTGGCCGGGGACACATTCCATCAGTGCTTCTATTGCTGATCCGTCCTTAACTGCGGTTACTTTCGCGGTGATCTCGAAACCAATATCTGGTGGACTATATCTGGTTCCAAGTGACAGGAACATCCACACCACATCGTCAACCGTTACGTCTTCTGTACCATTTAAGTCGGCAAGTATTGCATCTATCAATCCATCAGAGTCTATAATTCCGCCCGAAAAAAAATGGGTTGATAAGTAGCCCTTCCTGGCTTCGGTGATAGGCATTTAAGACCCCCTGTATAATGAGATCAGTTCTTTTACGTCGTCCTCGGCAAAAGTCCAGTTTCCAGCAATTGGGGGTGAAGATTCACTCCTTGCTGATTCCGCCAGATCGGGTTTGTTCTTAGCAATTGCATAAGCATATACTATATGATCTGGCGTAATGGCTTCTTCTCCGCCCACCGCATCTACGAATTTCTCAACTCTGGATGTTATGGTTGTTGCCGTTGTACCAGTCTTGGTTGTCGATTTGTCTGGATACAGGGTTGCGGTTTTTCTATAAACATGGCCATCGTATACCGTAACCGAGAACGTATATGGCTTATAGCCTTTCTTTTGCATGGTTATGGTATGGGTCCCTGGCTCAAGTTTTATCGTTTCGTCGGCGGTGCCGATTAATTTTCCATCTTCATATATCTCTGCACCCAGCCCGCCGGTATCAACGAAGAGCCCGGTTTCTTCGGCAGTCTCGACTTTTTGAGTCGGTGATGTGTCCTTGTATAGGGTTGCTGTTTTCTGAGCAACATATCCGTCGTACACCTGAACGGTTGTGGTATATGGTTTGTAACCCTCTTTTTTCATGGTTATGGTATGGGGTCCTGGTTCCAGTTTTATTTTTTCGTCCGTGGTTCCGATCAGCTTACCATCCTCATATATCTCGGCATTTAATCCGTCAGAGTCTATGAAAAGCCCGGTTTCGTCAGCCTCTCCTGTTTTCTTGGTTGCTGATGTGTCTTGGTACAGGGTTGCAGATTTCCGAGCGATGCTGCCGTTGTATATCTGGACCGGCATGGTATATGGTTTATAGCCATCTTTTTTGATGGTTATAGTATGCACCCCCGGTTCCAAATTCAGTATTTCATCTGTCATGCCGATAAACTTTCCATCTTCGTATACCTCGGCATTTAATCCAGCAGTATCTATGAAGAGTCCAGATACCTTGGGTTCTGACGGCGTGGTACTCTTTTTGCTGGGATAACTGCTGCTTCCTCCGCCGCCTCCACCGCCTCCACCGGAGCTGGTCTTACTGGTAGACCCGGTTCCTTTCCACGTCTGAATATAATTTTCTTTATCAGCAAGGAACGCTGCAATATCTTTACTGCCACTGTTGATAAATTCGGCATATTTTCCGGTGTCGATAGTAAATTCGCTCCCATCAGATTCTGTCTTTTTTTGATCGATGTCGTACTGCCCAGTGGTCGGGTTAAACAATTTGCCAGATTGAATTATATTGGCCGTGTGGGGATACCTAGTATCATCAATCCAGGATAATGTATTTCCACTCGCGGTTGCCTTGAAGTTTGCTGGATTATTCTGTCTCGCGGTGAAAATTGCCGCCTGGTCCGCCGGCATATATTGTTCTATCCGGGCGCTTTCGGCAATCATGCCAGAAGCTTTATACTCAGCAATCTTTCGGGACAACTCAACTGGATCAGTGGCCGAAGCAAGGTCGTTCTGAATGGCTTTATTGATGGCTTCTTTTGGAAATATCGCACTCATCTGAGCGGCTGTCATATCCGGATACATTGATTTCAGTTTGCTGACGTCAAGGCTTCCATCTGGGCTTATAAAAATGGATCTCCATGTCTGCGCATCTGCCGCTGTTGCGGTGCCACCGTAGGTTGCATATTTAGTCAATGCCTCCATAGATGTAGGTGCTATCGCGAGGACGGCTCTTTGCTGCGCAGTAACCTCCTCAGCAGTCATTCCCGGAGTTGTTGACCCGATAGTCGAGAATTGCCGGACAGTACCGTCTGCCATTACTTGACCTATGATTTGGCTGGGGTCCGTGACATCTTTTCCCAATATGACTTTTCCAGTTTGATCGATGTATTGAGCATTGGGGTCGATGGTCATGGTACTTGTTTGGCCTTTGGCTTCAAGATATGCCTTATTTGCCAGTTCGGAAATTGCACCTCCTTTAACCAGCAGATCATAGGCACCTCCAAACTCTTTGGTCAGAGTATCCTTTGCACCCTGGTTGCTGGCGCTGATAAAGTGCCCGAGTCCGACCTGCTTTGCAAGTTCTGGGTCTGTAATACCAAGGCCCTTAGCTATTAGGTTGTTTGGACCTATGCTGCCGTCTCCTTGAATGTCATATATTCTGCGAAGCGTATCACCGTCGAGATGAGCCATGGTTTCAGGATGTTGCGCCCAGTATGCAGGTCTCTCAGACTCTGGCCGGATGTGGCCCCAGCAACCTGGACCAAACTTGCAACCTTCGTCGGGCACCCACAACCCGGATCGTATGCCCACGCTTACTTTATTTTCCATTTGTCCAACCGCAGCATTTTCTATATACCATCGGAAACCAGCGGCTACTCCAAATATTACGTCGCTATAAGGAACATGGTCCAATACCCAATTAAAGGGTTCTAATATTTTATCAGATCCTTCATACCATGGAATACCATTATTAGACATATATTCCATATATTCGTCTGTAGGCGTATTCCATCCAGTCATCTGAATCACGGTCTGGAACCCTTCTTCGACTGCAAAATATAGGAACTGAAATCCATATACTAAAGCCACCGCTTTAAAGGTTCTCTTTGCGGCGGTTGTTAAGGTAGACAGGGGGTGGTCTATCATGTTCCTGATCATTGTTTTGCTACCTATGGCACCCCCTCTAAGGAACCTGCTGAACTTACTAGAAGGCATGCTTTGCCGGATTCTGGCCAATCGTTCCATATCTTCACGAGTATATATCCTCTTTGAATAAAACTCATCTATGAACTTCTTATCGCCAGCCGACAGATTGTTGTACTTGGGATCGGCCTTCATGTCGGATATTATGCGATCTTGGGCTGCCTTCTGATACTGAGATGCCACACTTGGATCGACGTCGTAGATTTTTCCAAATGCCTCGTCTGCAAACGCTTCGTCTTTCAATGCAGCCCTGACATCTTTATCAGTGAGCAGTTTCTTAAGTTCATCTGTCTTTCCGGCCATGCTGGAATCAAGTATGTTATCTATCTTGAGTCGTCCCAGATCCGCTCCGACCGATACTCCCTGATATGCTCCGGCGTTCTCAACAATCCTCGTCACTTGCTGATAATCATTTTGATTAAGTTGCCGGGTCATGGCTCTGCGAATGTATTCCTGGTCAGTTGCAGACATTTTAGCCCTGGTCACATCATCGATACGGCCAACTGCTCCCTGGTAATGGAACCCCATGATCTTTTCTGCGGCGGACCTGTCGCTGCCCAGCTTTTCAGAGATGGACATGGCCAATTGCTCGGCCTCTTCTCGGGAGGTGTTTCGGAGATATGTTTTAAGGTCCTCACTTTTGGCCAGGGCCTCGTCCAGCGCAGATCGGCCATCCCGAACAGATAAACCGTCCAACTGATTGAGGAGATCATCAACCGTGGTTTGTCCGTTGACTATCTGAGTTCCTTTGGCCTGTTTTACATTTCTGGCATCGTAGACTTCCTGATTTAGCCTGCGTCCTTTGTTTTTAAGAGCATCTGCCCGGGTCTTCAATCCATCGATTTGTGATTTTATAGCAGCTTTCTCTTTTACCGGGGCGGTTTCGAGCTTGACGCCGAGTTCTTGGATCTGACGACCGAGTTCGGACAGTTCATCTTCTATGGCTATCCGTTCTGTTGTCTTTGCATCGACCAATTGCTGTGCTTTTTGGTACTCAGATGCCAATTCTTCAGGTGTGACCGCCTCGGGGCCAGGAGTTGTTTCTGGGGTCCTAATCGTCGGGGTTTCCGGCGGGACTGCCTCTACTATCCTGGGCGTAGACGTTCGAGCATCTTCAATCATCTTGACTCTGGTTTCATCCAGATATTTGGTCAGGTGCTGTATATCTTCCCCCGGAATTGCCCTGATAGCTGCCTGAATATCTGAGTCACCAACCAGGGATGCAAACTCACGGGCATTCATGCGCTGAAGATCGATACCGGATAATCCATTGATTCTGACAGCATCTTTTTCAACTATTTCAACTGTCCTGCCTATTTGGAATGGCCCGGCTTTGTCTGCTTCCCGAACAGTAGACCACAATATTCCGTCATCAGTTAGCAAATCAATTTTGACAAATTCCTTTGACATGTCGGAGGTGAGGCCGCCTGATTCAGTCAATCCTTTCCAAATAGATTCATCGACCGAATATGGATCTGCCCGGTTGACAGCAACTATTCGACTGCCGTTTGCATTTTCTGGAACTTTGAATTCGGTTGGGACATTGCTTGGTTTCTCCCAGTAGAACATTTTGGCAGGGGTTGCAGCAACATTCATTGCTTCATCCGCAGAGGGAACCATTTCGTTCCTGCGTATGAACTGGAAATCTCCTTCTGGCGATTTTACTACCCATCCTCCTGACTTCTTGAAATTATGAGTCGCTGCCTGCCATCCGTTCGAACCCGTGATTGTTGTTCCTTCGTTCGCAGCTTTTTCAAATGCCTTTGCCATAGATGCTTTTGTTGGTCCTTTTGTTCCAGTGACCAAAAGAATATCGCTATACTTGCTGTTTCCCAGTATAAGTTCGGCCATGCTGTAATCTTCATTTGCATCCAGCCACGAAGCAGGCATCTGGGATATCAGGTTCTTGGCAGATTTCAGAGCCTCAACTATCTTGTCCCATGCCATTGTTGCTTTTGCAGTCCACGTTGCTTTTACGGCACTGAACTTTCCAAGTAGGCCTGGTGTGGTTGTCGGTTCTCCAAGATAATATCTCATTTCATCCAGGATTACATCCGAAGCCCCCTTGAATTCTTCGAACTGGAAGAAATCATCCATGTTCGCTTCGGCCTTGGTCTGGTGGACTATGAGTTCTTTTTCTGGACCAAGATTGCTGGCTTTAATATCCGCATTGCTGAGGTTCTTTACACTGTCCCTGGCCGCAGTTATCTGGTTCTGGAACTCAGAAAGTGGCATGGTGTTGATTGGTACTGTACCCATTGCCTCGTCAAATGTTGATCCGGCTGCGTCACTCATCTGAGATCTGAGATACTGAACCCTGTCGATTTCCGATTCGGTTAAGACGTCACCATTTTTAGCTTTGGCAAGCAGACTTGCATCCCCGGATTCCACAAATTTTCCGAAATCTTCTGTCTTGGTGAATCTGGTCCATGCATCAGCAACAGCTTCCGCACCTTCTTCTTTAGATGCAGCAGCGGCAATCATATCATCATATAATTTTGAAAGCTCTGATTGCGTCGGTGCAATATTTGATGGGGTATAAGCAGCCGCCGGTGATGGATAGTATTCGGTTGGTGCATAGGTCGCGGGAGATGGTGTATAATATTCGGCTGGGGTCGTGATTGTCGGAGTAGCCGGGGTCGTGGGCGTGGTTGCGGCCAATCGATCTGCCAGATATTTACCATATTCTTCGGGAGTTTGACGGGCATTAGTATATGGGTTGAGTATTTCAAACGTGCCGTCATCTTTCCTGAAGAAATAGAACCCTCCTTCGCTATCCCAGATCGGGGTTTCTCCTGAGCCTTTGATTTCTGTGTACTGATCTCCCGGAAGCCAATTTCCGGTATCTGTGTCCATGTAATCGGTGTTTCCAGTCGTTGGGTTGGTCCTAACGTAAGTATCTTCGGTGTCATCGTAATTGTAATCATAGTTCGGGGTGTTATCGGCAATTACGGCTCTTTCTGCGTCCAGCTCCTCTTTTGAAACCCATCTACCGGACCGGTTCTGATAAACCTTAGATCCGTCTTCATTGAGCTTGGTATAGGTATTAAGCGCAGCATCGTACTTTGGAGATCTCTCGGCTGTTCTGGCCAATACCAATTCCTCGTATTCTGTAGTTGTGAGGATATTGCCGGTCTCGGGGTCTTTGACTTGCCAGGTTTTACCATTGTCGAGAGATCGAAGCTCTGCTCCCCAGTTTTGATTGTAAGTCCATTGACTTGCATCGTCGCCTGCGATGATCTTTCCGCCGGTGACATCATCAACATGCGTTGGGTATCTTTCGGTTGTTCTTTCTGCAAGGAGTTTCTCGTAATCTTCAGTCGATAATATTCTTCCAGTATCAGGGTCTTTTACTTGCCATACACCATCCTGATACCTGAGTTCGGCTCCCCAATCTCGATTATAGACCCACTGGCCCTCACCCTGACCAGTAACAACCTCTTTACCGGTAGTTGGTTTCTGGACTTTTTCTGCCGCTCGTTGCCTGAGGAGGTTTTCATAATCTTCCAATGAGAAAATTCCTCCAGTCTCGCGGTCTTTAACTTCCCAGGTTTTACCACCATCCGGAGTTCTTAGTTCAGTACCCCAGTCGTCATAATACTTCCACCCGGTTGTATCTTCTGTGGCCCCGCCGGTGACTTTGGTTTGCTCCTTGAATTTAGTGGCTGTTCTTTCTTCAAGGAGCTTTTCATATTCGTCAATTGATAATATTCTTCCAGTTTCTCGGTCCAAGGCTTGCCAGGCACCATTTTGATATCTAAGCTCGGTTCCCCAATCTGCGTTATAAGCCCACTGGCCAGTGTCAGTCCCGCCTCCAACGGCAGCACCACCACCCGTGTATCCTCCTCCGCCGCCTCCGATTGGACCGGCATCACCCATTTCACCACCGTATCCATCGGGTCCGCCAAGCATTTCGTCTGAGACAGATGTTGGAGCATGGCTGCCAGTGGGTTGATATTGATCAGGCAATGCTTTGAGACGCGCATCCCATTCAACCGCCAGTTCCAAGGCATCGTCATTGGTGGTGATTTTTCGAGTGGTAACGACATTGTGTACTTCTCCAAAATCGTCAGTATATGTAACCTGCCAGGTGTCTACTGATCCCGGTCTGGACACCTTGGTAATGGCCGGATTACCGTATTCATCTGTAGTAAGGACAACTTTGTTGGCTGGTACGTAATCTTTGTGAACCTGATAATAGTTGCCTTTTCCATCTATGTCCACTAAATATTTACCATCGGCTGTCTCCATAACACCGGTTTCTCGGACTTTCGTAATTGTGAATTTATTGCCGGTAGGATCTACTACACTGAACGGCTTGAATCCGTCGTCAACTATGACATTTTTCTTCATGTCAAAGAACTTAGTCTCTGTTGCAGCGTCGGTTTTAGTTCCTGTGAAACTAATGGTTTTGGTTTTTTCTGAGATTGCGCCAATGGGTTTCAACCCTTCATTTCGAGCTGCTAGTGTCTCGGCAGTTATAGGTTCTCCTGTTACCGAACGAGTTAATTTCGAAGTGTCTACCCCAGCAGCGGCCTTGGCATCGGTGGGTATTGTAAGCAGGCCGCCGTTTACATCAGCGACTTTGATACCGATGCCCGGTACAGTAGCGCTTATCGTTGGCAGTTTAGTGGTATCAGTTGATGCAACTGGGATTATTGTTTTTCCCTCTATAGCCTTTTCGCCTGTTGTAACGGTTTTTGCGATAGCATCCACTTCTGCTGCTTCTTTGCCGTCCCTAGATATCTCGAAGATCTTCCCGTCTATAGTTTCTAGTCTTATTACATTTGGATTATCAATAGCAGATCCGACTTTGCCTATGAATTCAGTGCCTCTGTATGCCCCAACTGTCCCATCTGCTGCTTTCAACAGCTTCACACCTTCTATTGTTTTGCTAGCTTTGGAAACAAGTTTCAATGGTACGCCGATACCTACAGTCAATGGCAAAAACAACGCAGCATTCCAAGTTTCGTTTGGGGTAAGTGGTTCTGTTACGACGGCTTCTGCAAGTGCAAGTACCTGAGCTGAACTGTAATCCATAAGTTCTGTACCTGCCTCAGAGGTTGGTAGATAGGCCAACGCTGTTCCAAATCCTCGTTCGCTCTCCATGCCCTCGACGTATCTCTTTTCATCCGATGTCATGGCATTTTCAAGTGTTTTTTTGTATTCAGCTGATCCGAGTTTGGACTCTAATATAGGCTGCATGACGACATCAGTTGCAGCCCCTAGTATAGCTCGTGGGTTGTTCTTCGCAATTTCGGCAACAGTTTCGGAGTCTGCATATGTCAGCGCATTTTTAAATACCTCATATTGATTAATTTTGCCTACGGTTGGCACATCTTTGAGAGTTGCACCTGGTTTTGCAAGGTCTTTTGCTATTTTATCTAGTTGAATTAGTCCCTGTACAGTAGGCTGAACTTCATAACCATTTTCATAGCCGGGACCCATCATGGCCATGTATGGTAACTTAGTTACCCAATCTGCATATCCCCATTTATCTTTTAAAGGGTCCGGAACCTGGGCGTTGGTTAATGGTTTCAGCGTGAACATCCCACTATCAGCTAATCTCATATCGGGAACCTGAAGAACGGTATCCTTGAGAGTTAAAATACTTGATACCAATCCTGTTTCTGGTTTCTTGGCGGTCCCCACATCCAAGGTTGCAGCTCGATTGAGCAAATCCTGACCCAGATCTCCAATTTCAGTATCGCTAAGCCCGAGATATGCGGTTTTTCTGTATGCCCATTCGTTGACAGGAACATCTTTTCCGGTGCTATCTTTCACGGTTTTAAATGGTTCGACGGAGAATAACCCACTATCTGACATAGCGGCATTTGGAACGGAACGCTGCATGGCTATTTTGACTTTTCCATCGTTTGATACATATATGCCCATCTTGCCGCTCGCCAACGAATCAGCAATTTGATTGTCCTTATACCCAGTAGACTTCAGGGCCTTATAAACATCTGGATCTACGTTGACTACCCTACCTTCTACAGAACCTTTTACGGCAACTGCGTCTTTGGGTTTTGATGTTGATGTCGTGGCTGGTTTTGCTGTTTCTGGAACTGTTTTGGCATATTCTGTGAAACCGCCCTTTGCGAACTCAACCTTTGATATCTTAGATCCTGGCAGAACATCTCCTGTTGGTGTCCTGTATAGCTTGTTAAAATCAAGACCTTCAGCGGGCTTGCTGGAAGTAGTGGTTTTTGAAGTAGTGGTTGCCCCAAGGTCGTACAGTTTTTTAAAGGCCTCATCACGATCTTTACTCAGCACTTTGTCCAGACTTTCAAAGATTCCGCCGGTTCGAGTATCTATTTTCTTGGTCTCGGCAGGTCCGGTTTTGGTCTTGGTACTGGTCTGCGTTGCCGTTCCTGGTTTTGCAGACGTGGCGGCGGTTGACTTTGTTTCAGATTTTGATGCGTATTTCCCAATACCACGTCTCTGATCTTCCATATCATCTCCCGTCGTTGTTTTACTCCAGTCGTCGAGTTCTGTATGCGGTAACAAGGCTTGCCGAATTGCGGCTGCTTTGGTATAATCTACTTTGCCATCCTTGGTATATGGATCAAGAACCTCTTTAATGGCCCCCATTCTTTCAATCACAACGCCCGAAGAAGCCGGAGCATCTCCATACAATTTAGAATATATTTCCCGTATTGCGGATTCTTGAGATTGACCTGGATTTATTTTAATTGAATTGACTATGGTTGCCGCTTTAAGAGCCTGATCTGCCTTTTCGTGGTTTTCGTTTACTTTTCCAATAATGGCTTCATATTTCTGCATCTTTGCAAGATCTGCGGCCTGGTCAGCGTATTTTCCTATCTCGGTTATGCCTGTTATTGTTCTGTCCACACCAGCCTTTATATCGGAAGCTGTCTTTACGTCATTGGCTTTGTTAAATTCGTTATTGGCAACTTTAACCAGGTTGTTAAAGGCCGATGATGAAAGAGCATATAACGAAGCTTTCTCGGTGTCAATTTTCTTATCAGCAACACTGCTGGCTGCTTCTGCAAGACGGTCGGCAGAATCGAGTATCCTGCTTATGGCAGATTGCAGAGACGCAGTATTGCCGGTTGCAAGAGAACTGGCCAACGCCATTTGCATTTTATTGCTCATATCGAGCGATGCAGGAGGCTCAATGGTGGTAGATATAACGTTACTAAAATTGCCTACTTTTTTAGCTACGTCCTCAACTACTTTGGCCACCTGAGGTATTGGCGCTCTGGCTATTGCTTCGGATACTGACGTTACCTTCGGTGCCTGAGATCCAAGTACTTCCGAAGCTAATCCAGTTACCGGGGTAGTTGATTCGATTGGTTTTAATCCTTTATTTCTGGATATCAGATCCCCGGCAGTTGCCGGTACATTTACACCAGATGCTATGGATTTTTGTATAGCCTGGGCCGGGGTTGAAGTTGGTACGCTGGGTACAGCCGGGGTTAATGGCTTCAATCCCTGGTTTCGTGCAGCAAGAGTCTGTGCAGATATCGGCACGTTAGTACCGGAAGCTATTGATTGCTGGATAGCTTGAGCCGGAGTTGGTGTCGGTGCCGATACTCTGGGCGTAGAAATCGTGCCGGATGCTCTCAGGGATTCAATCTCGCGGTTCATGGCATCTAACAAGGCTTTCTGTAACTGGCTGGTCGGGGTTAATGGCTTCAATCCCTGGTTTCGTGCAGCAAGAGTCTGTGCAGATATCGGCACGTTAGTACCGGAAGCTATTGATTGCTGGATAGCTTGAGCCGGAGTTGGAGCTGGAGGCGGTGTGCTGGGTAAATTATACTCCGCCGGTGGCGGTGTAGGCTTTATGACCCGCTGAGCGGCAGGTGTCTGGGATATCGGTTTATCATACGGAGTTTGACCATATAGAGGTGCTCTGGGCTGCTCTTCGAGCAATCCCGTCGCTGGGTTGTAGATGTTAACAACTGGGGGTTCTAAACGGTACTCCGCCGGTGGCGGTGTAGGCTTTATGACCTGCTGAGCAGCTGGTGTCTGGGATATCGGTTTATCATACGGAGTTTGACCATATAGAGGTGCTCTGGGCTGCTCTTCGAGCAATCCCGTCGCTGGGTTGTAGATGTTAACAACTGGGGGTTCTAAACGGTACTCCGCCGGTGGCGGTGTAGGCTTTATGACCTGCTGAGCAGCTGGTGTCTGGGATATCGGTTTATCATA